ACCTATCATGGCGGTCGGTTCTCGGTACATTTATATAGGAGAGAAATGGGGTGGTGGATCCCAAACATTCACGGATTTTATTCAGTTTGATCCGTTGACAATGTCGAACGTGCTCAGTTCGTCTAGTATCATCACCAAGTACGAAAAGTACGCCACGCCTCCCAAGACTGGCAAGATGCTCTACGGTCAGACGGACGTCGAGACGTTTACGATTCAACAGGGTGCACAGACGAGCGAGTTCCAACTTCGGTTCATCAATCCGGTCCGGGAACTGTGGATTTCGGTCGACGCTCCGTGTGTCATCCGGCGACTCATCCTTCGGCTGAACGGTGAAGTGCTGATAGATGACGACCAAGTCACGACAAAGACCATACGGGCATTCGAGAGTCACAGTTGTGTGAGCAACGTCGCCGTGGTCAACTTTGCACTCGACCCAGAAACGCCAACGCCGTCCGGTTCATTGAACATGTCACGGATAGCATCACCCATGCTCGAAATTCAACTCGTGGACATGCCGACCGCTGCCGCAAATGTTCGCGTGTACTCCAAGTCGTTCAATGTTTTCCAGGCAAATAATGGGACCGGCGGGCTTCTTTTTAATTCTGCTTTCTAAAGTAGAATGACACCTCCAGCCCAATTTGCCCGTCAGACAATCCGACTTCAATTTCCAAAGGATGTTCACTGGGGGGATGACATGACCGTATGGATCGCCAAGACCGGCGACATTGCCCGGACCATGTACCTTCGGGTGACGTGGCCATCGGACGCGCCGACGACCGTCCAACCGAGTGCCGGTACGGCCATGATTGACCGGGTCGAACTCTCGTACAAGGATCAACTCATCGAAAGAATTTACGGCGAAAATTTGTACATGCTCGGTGATACTCGTGTTCCACAAGCAAAACAGGCCGCTTTGTCAACTATGGTCGGGACCTCGACGACGAGCAATCTCGCTTCGTACCACATTCCGATGCCTTTTTCCATTTTGGACAAGGGTATGCCGCTCATCGCGCTCGACGAGGCGCCCAAGTTTCGGGTCGTTTTCAAACCTTCGACATTTTTCACCACTGGACGTCCGTACATAAAACCGATCCAGGTGGATCTCTTTGTCGAGTACGTCTATGTCACCCAAGCCGAACGCGATTATCTCACGTCCCACGAACTCATTTATACGACTGAAAGTTTTCAAAGAATGCAGTTTCGGGTCCCTCCGTTGGCCACTCAATCGTCTGTTCAGTTTTTGACGTCGTTTGTGAATGACGTCAAGGAACTTTACTGGGTCGTCCAGAGTGATGCCGCCTCGAATGTATACGACTATGGAACGACCGACCAACTCGTCAATCTTCAGTTGACGCTCAACACGATTGATCGAATAACTCCAGATTATGCAACCGCTCAGTACCTTCGAGTGATCCAGGGTCTGCAGTTCCATACGCGCATCCCAAACGGCCGATACTATATGTATTCATTTGCACTCGAACCCGAACTGAACGATCCCTCCGGTGAAATCAATATGACAAACATCACTCGACAGCAGCACACATTGACGCTGACCACGAGTGCCTCTGCTCGGTCGGTCAGAATATATGCCCTGTCGTACAACTTGTTCAGCGTCTCGAAAGGAAACGGTGTTTCACTTCACACGCTCCAAGAAGGTTAAAAGAATTAGGCCATGTACACATAATGCACGTGTGTATAGTGACCCGTGGCAAATCCATCGCGGTCACGACGCTGCACACGCTCATGAATCTCCACATGTTTGCGCTCCAGAAGGGTGCACATGTCGACATTCATTTCATGACGGATCTGTCCTCGCTCCCCAAACTCTTAAAGACGGGCGAGCGCATCATCTGGTTCGACTACGGAACGAATCTGGATGAGAACACGCTCCGTCAACTCATGGAACCGTTCGAGAAGGATGTTCGGGTGCTCGTGTGCCCCTCGGTCCGCGAGGGAATCAACTGGGACGTGTTCCGCAAAAAGACATTGGCCGGCTCGTCCGAGCCGGCGTCCCAGCGCGGTCTGGCTTTTGACACCGAGGTTGGGAAGAAGCTGGCGGACGGTCTGTACGAGGTGACTTCGACGGCGGCGCGCGTGTGGGCCATGGACTCGAAGCCGATCGACAAGAAGCTCCGGGGCGAAAAGGTGCAGGTGAAGCTCCCGACCGAAACGTACGAGGCGATGTTCGAGACGATTCAGCGCCTGGGCCTAAAGGTTGCGGCGGCTACAAAAGCAAGCGTAGTTTGTCATTACACACACGAGTGCGTCGGAAACATCTTAGAGACGCCCGGAGTTAGACTAGGACAATGAACACATGGATACTGGACGCGTTTGGCGTCCCGGGTCCAAACTTTCCCGGGCCGCAACCCGTGTCGATTGAGCGTCGGCACTTTCCAGCCCTGAAGCGTCAGCCGTATGTGGTGTGCGAAAAAACCGACGGTGTCCGGTACCTCTTGACGTGCGACGAGACAAAGACGTGCGCGCTTGTCAACCGGGCATTCGAAGTGACCCACGTGGCACTGAATCTGCCACGTGGAACAATTCTAGACGGTGAGCTCGTCGAGTGTCACGACGCCAAGAAACTTTTTGTGATTCACGATGCCGTGTTGGTCCGGGGTGAAAATGTGACCCAGCTGCCCCTGACTGACCGGCTCGCCAAAGCCAAGTCGGTCGTCCGGACGATTGTCCGAACGCCGAAAAGTCCGTTTGGTCTTGTTGTAAAGATGATGACGCCCCTCGAAGAGTTTGACAAGATGCCGACCGAGTATCCCTACGAGACGGACGGGCTTGTGTTTACGCCCGTCTGCGAGCCGGTCCGGACCGGGACGCACGAGACGATGTTCAAGTGGAAACCGCGCGACCGTATCACGATTGACTTTTTGGTCCGCGGAAACGACCTTTACATTCAGGAGCGCGGCCAGCTCATCAAGGAGGTGTCGATTCACGGACCGCACGGCTATCCAGACGATACGATTATCGAGTGTGACTATCGCGAGCTCGGCTGGACGCCGGTCAAGGTTCGGACCGACAAGACGTATCCGAACAATCGCCGGACGTACCTTCGGACGCTCGTCAACTTGCGCGAGAATATAAAACGCGAAGAATTTAATGTACACGTGCCCTGTGTGCGCGCTTGACCCGACGAGTCATTCACTCCGTCGGATTGGCGAGAAAGACGGCACGGTTATTTTTTATACAAAGCCGGCCGAGGCTTCAAAGTACTGGGATCGAGAAGGTATCCGCGACCATTACGACGGGACACTCGACCAGATAAAGAACACTGATTGGATTTGGATATTTGACGCCGAGGGGTTCTCGTATCGTCATCTTTTTGAGGTTGGGGTGGCGCAGACCATCGCGACGCTCGTTGCGACAAAGTATTCCCGGACGCTCAAAGAAATCCGGGTCGTCAATTCTTCGTGGGTTGTCCAGGCAGTGCTTCATATCGTCCGGCCCTTATTTCCCGGCATTCAGTCGATCCTCAAGACGGCCTGAAAACCGAATGTTTCCGATGTGCCCGAGGGTTGTTTGGACGTCGGCGTAAATCTTTCCGTCCATTTGCTGCCACCGGCGACAGAATGCATAGTCCTCCGACAGGTAGCGCTTCGACACGGGGTCAATCATGCAATCGAACACGGCACAGTACGTCTCGAGGTCGCGATTCTGGTGGTCGTTGACGCAGTTGAGCTCGGGGTACCTTTCGAACATGCGAGTGAACACGTCACGTTTAATCATCAAGAATCCGGTCGGTCCGTCGAGCACCTCGACAAACCCGTTCAGGACCTGACTGTTTTGGTACTTGAAGTTCATGACGAGCGAGCTGGCCAGCTTGTTGAGGTCGCGGTCGTCGCCTTGGCGGACAGCCTGCTCGGCCTGGTCCCACATGACCACCTTTTTCGGGTAGACGGCGCACGAAATGTCGTGGCCGCTTTCGAGTAGTCGGACGACCGACATGGGGTCAAAGTGAACGTCGGCGTCGATAAATAGGAAATAGTCCGCTTGGGTCTTGGCCATGAATCGCGCAACGGACAGGTTACGGGCTCGGTGGACCAGCGACTCGTTCTCGGTCGTGTCGAGCATGAGTTGAATGCCGCGAATGGCGCACAGATGCTGAAGTTTTAGAATTGATTCGGCGTACGCCTGCAGACACACTCCACCGTAGCACGGTGTACTCAGAAACAATACGACCATTAAGAATCGAGCGCGTCCAGACTTTAAAAGAAAATATAGATGCACCGAACAGTAATGAAGATTTGTCCGACGATTTTCGGTCCGTACTTTTGGAGCGTCGTGCACATGACAGCGCTGAGTGCCCCGACAGAGATGACTCCCGAAAAGGTACAGTCGTACGTTCGGTTTTTCGAGTCTCTGCCGGACATTTTGCCATGTGTACAATGCGGGAAGCACCTCAAAGAAAACTTGACCATTTTGCCGGTCGATTCGACCGATATGTTCAGATGGTCGGTCGACCTTCACAATCTGGTCAACACCCAACTGAACAAGCCCGAGATTCCTTACGATAAAGCATTGTCGTACTGGTCGTCCCGGTGTGTACGGACGCCCGACCGGGACCGGCTCGTGCTCATTGTAGGGGGTGTCGTGCTCGCGTTTATTATTGTGATTCTTTTATCACGCACAAAGTAGATGTCGGCGCTGTGCCAACTCGACCCGGCGATCGAAGTGATGATTTTTGTGGTGGCGCTCACGTTGGCGTGGGTGTTTAATCTGAGCCCGCCGCTGACGCTCCTGTGTGCAATTTTGGGCGTCGAAGGCCCGCGGCTCGTGTGGTGTCTGTTCACACAGAAACCGGCAAAGAAGCCGTCGTGTAACTGCGCGGCCGGGAATTGAACGGCAGCCCGTTGAAGTTTGTGGTGGCCGCGAGGGTGTACGCCCCCATGCGCGGCCAGACGAGCACGTCACCGACTTTGAGGTTGGTCGGGACGGCGAGCTCGCCGATTGTGTCGGCGCCGTCGCACGTACATCCAAAGACGGTTCGGACTTCGGTCGGGCCGTCGACGCGCGGCGTCGGCCGGGCGTGATCCATGACGACACAGTTGAACGCGCCGTAGAGTGAATCGTCGATCGTGACCGCGGACGGTTTCACACTGACGACTTTGGTGTGCAGTTCGATGGCGTGTTCGACAAAGAACCGACCGGGTTCGGCGATGACCTCACACGTGTCAAAGTTGTATTCTTTGAGCGCATCGTTAATCGCTTCCGAGACTGGAAGAATGGATTCCAGGTTCTCGGACGAAAACCCACCACCGATATCCAAAAGGGTCGGCGTGTGTCCGTGGGTCTCGAGCAGTCTGAATGCTCGACGGGCCTTTGCGATTGCGAGCGCGTGTGCATCTTTCGAGTTTGCAAACGAACCTACATGAAAACTTATTCCTATGATTGAACCAGGGGGTGCCGCCTGAGCGAGTTCGGCCCATTCGGACTCGTCAGCCCCAAATTTATTACCCATGGGGCACCGGGCGTTCGGATCATCCGCCTTGATGCGCATGACCAATTCCCAGTTTTTGCCCGCCAATTTTTCTAATTCACAGACGCTATCGAATGTGGTCCTACGAACGCCGCATCCGTGGACGTACTCCAGATCTTCCGGAAGTTTACACGGATTGGCGTATATAATTGGTGCCCGACCGATGACCATGTCAACTTCGGCCGGGCTGGCGCAATCAAATGCCGAACCACACTCGATGAGCGTCTGAACCACCATGGGGTCCGGACAACACTTTACGGCGTAGTGTGGCCTGATGGTCGGGAACATCTGAGTCCACAGTGAGTGAGCCTGGCGGACAAGATCCAGGTTCACTATGTAGACCATCCAGAAGTGCGGGGACTTCTAGGGAAAACGGACATTTTTTTTAAGAGCGAAACTCGTTATGGATCTCGCGAAGTCGAACATTGATGGCGGATGGTTCTTCATCCTGGACTTCAACAATTTGGTACAATCGATGATGTGTCGGCCCACCTGTCAGGCGGGTGATGACACACTCGGTTTCGTAACAGTACTCGGACTCGGCGGCGTAGTTCACCCCGTTGACCGTCAGGTACACCGTAAAAAAGAACCACAGACGCCATGGTGAAACTTTGATGTGAATGTTATCCCGCGCGAAGAGACGTGACTTTGGAAATTGAATATCCGGAATGTGTTTGAGTCGCCGGGGCGGAAGTCCCATCGTCCGACGTGTGTCAATATCCAAATGGTCGATGACTCTTTGTTCGACCATACATCTTTTGTTTAGTTATCCTCTAGGCGACCGATGAAATAGTTGTCAAGGTCGACAACCATGCGCTGACCCGACTTGGTCAATTGAATGAGACCATTGTCTTCTCGTTGACCAATGTCGACAAGTGGATCGAATCTATTTTGGGTCAGAATGTCCCATCGTTCTCTGTATCGACGGTTTGCGAGCGACCCGTGCCAGTGATGAAGTATAGTCCCCGGAACATAACTGAGCGTCAAGCCTTTGCAGGCGTACTGAAATTCGCGAAGCATCGCCTGATAGTTTTCATGGATGTTTCCAGGTGCACTGTCAAGAACCTTTCCGATGAGGGCCATGGCCATGTGGCGGTCGCCCGACCCCAAAATGGCCCAGTCGAGAAGGCCGCCCGTTTGCGTCCACGCATCGTGTGTGCAGGCCCATGCGTATCCCGGGTGCCAAAAACCGTACCGATCAGTTTTCGTGTACGGCGTGCCGCTTCCGCGATACATGTACCCGAAACTCTTGTCCACCTTGAACGCCTCGCCCTTGGGGCCGAGGTTGACGGCCGTATGGAACATCTGGACGATGCTGTACTGGTCGAGTTCTTCGAGCGTGTCCCGGACCCAGTTCCGGTTCAGGAATGTTACATCGGCGTCGATCCACGCGACGTACTTCCACGTGGCCGGGAGATGTCCGATGGCCATGTTAATCACATTTTCTTTGAGCCAAATTCGACTGGCGGTTTCAAAAGTGAGGTGTTGCATGACTCCTTTGAAGCGTGGCAGGCGCGCCGGTCCGACGACTTCAGAGATGACAATCTGAATACCCTTGACCCGTCTCATTCGTTCGACAAATTCTATAAAGAGATCCCGGCGACGCTTGAACCCGCAAAAGTTAAAGTACGGAAGGACCACATAAAGGACTTGTTCTGGGGGTCCGACACACCACATTACAATAAGGCAAGTTTTTTCATACCATTCCGAGGAATGTTCGAATTTCTGTGGCTGTTTTGCCCTTTAGGCTTTCGGCGACGCGTCGACACGCCTCGTCAATCTCTTCCTCCATGTGCAAAAAGTCAGCCGCTCGGGCCAACGCCAAAAGTTCTTGGCCATCCTCTGGGTACTCACCCTTCATGAGATATCGAAGCGTCGTGTTAGATATCGGCACCCGGACACACCCTGCCAGTATTTCGGTCAAAATTTGACTCTTGGCGATAAACTCGGGTGATACGTTGTACAGAATACCTTCTGTGGTGACGAGCTCCATGTTCCTATGGTGCTCTACTTTTTCTTCTTTAAAAAGTCAAATGCAAATTTGAGTATGAAGAAGAGAATCAAAAGCCAGATGGCCACATTCACAGCCTTGGCCGCCGTGCAATATAGGCCCTTGTCCTCCGCGTCGCACTGGACGACCGTGCCTATACCACCGAAAATACCAGAGCCACCGATACCACCATTGCTGCGAGCCATTTACTCATGGTCAACATTTTTTCAGTGCAACTTGGGCTGCATTCTGTTCAGCCTGTTTCTTGGTCGATGCAAATCCGGAACCGGACGGAACGCCGTCAAGGACAACCTCGACGTGGAACGTCCCATCTGGATACTGGCTGCGAACCTGGTAGTCCGGCAAGGGGAGGTGGGCCGCTTGGCACTGGCGCATCAGTTGGTCTTTGTAGTTGTCATCGGTCAGCGACACCTCAACTTGGTCAAATGCCGCAAAGACAAACTTTTTGGCGTGCACCATTCCAAGGTCGAGATAAATCGCACCGATGAGCGCCTCGAACACATCCTCGAGAATGTTCGGGTTGGTGTTCCAGCCGTTCCGGATCCCCTTGTCGTCCATGAGAATCCACGTCTGCAAACCAAGTTTTTCTGAAATTTCACAGAGCGTCTTGCCTCGAACCATCTTTGTTCGCGCCTTGGTCAGAAAACCCTCTTGGTGTTCTTCGTACTTGTCAAAGAGATGACGTGTAATAATAAATCCGAGCACGGAATCACCCATAAACTCTAGCGTCTCGTACGAGCCTCGGAGGCCGCTGTACTTTTTGAGAGCCGATTTATGCGTAAATGCGCGCTGATACAATGAAACGTCTCGAAGCTTTGTGCCGACAAGTTTTTCGAGACGGTCACGGTCGACCGGTGGTGGTTCGAC